GCACAAATTCTCTCCCTACTAAATTTTATGTCACCCTACGTGACCGTTTGGGGCTGGTTGTGAATCTCAGCGAAGCATCTGCGACCGGCGACCGCACCGTCATTTTGCGTACTCTGCGTGACATTCTCGCGGCCCGCCTAGACGACCCTGACACCAAAGACATTCCGGCCACGGCGCGTGAGCTGCGGGCGGTGCTTGCTGAATTGGCTGAGGGGCCAGCGGAAGAGGCTGATTTCATTGACGAGTTACGCGCGAGGCGTGCAACTGCCACGAGTGGAAAGCGTGCCGCCAAGCGTTGAGACATGGGGTCAAGACGCTATTGACTTGGCGGCTTCGGTTGGGTTGGTTCTTGACCCTTGGCAGTGTCACGTTTTGAAGCAAATGCTGAGCCGCCGTGAAGATGGCTTGTGGTCGGCGTTTGAGGTCGGGCTGGTTGTTCCTCGACAAAACGGCAAGGGCGCTGTTCTTGAGGCTAGGGTCTTGGCCGGCCTGTTCCTGTTTGAGGGCGAATCTTTGACCCTCTGGTCAGCACACCAATTTAAAACTTGTCGAGAAGCGTTTCGTCGAGTTGTCGGGTACATCGAAAACAACTCTGAACTGAAGTCACGAGTGAAGACGATCCGAACCTCGCACGGCGAAGAGGGCATCGAACTTAAGACTGGCCAGCGGTTGCAATTCGTGGCGAGGTCGAGAACCTCGGGCCGTGGCTTCACTGGCGATGTTGCGATTTTGGATGAGTGCCAGGTGCTTGACGCTGAAGACATCGCAGCTCTGCTGCCTACGCTCTCAACTCGACCAAACCCTCAGGTGATCTACACGGGAACGGTTGACGATGCCGCTACTCAATTGCGTGGTCTTCGCGAGCGCGCGCTTGCTGGCGGCGATCCTTCCTTGGCTTACATGGAATGGTCAGCTCCTGACGACGCTGACCCGTCTGACCCGCAGGCGTGGGCGCAGGCGAACCCTGCGCTAGGTATTCGCATTTCGCAGGAGTTTATTGCGCGTGAATACGCCGCGATGAGCAACGATCTTGACTGGTTCAAGCAAGAGCGTTTGAGCATTTGGCCGAAACGCCAGGCTGAGAGCGTGTTTGCTGAGCCTGCTTGGCTGGCGTGTGTTGATGAATCTTCGACGATGACTGACCCTGTGTGCTTCGGTATTGACGTTTCACCTGATCGCACATGGGCAGCAATCGGCGCGGCTGGCACTCGGCCCGATGGTGCTAAGCATGTGGAGCTTGTTGAGTTCCGTCGTGGCACGGGTTGGGTTGTCGATCGAGTCACCGAACTGGTGAATAAATGGCGACCTTCGGCGATCGTGGTTGATGCTGGCGGCCCTGCGGGTTCTCTGCTCGCTGACCTTGAGGCCGCACGAATTGAGGTCACGTTGACTTCGACCCGCGATTACGCGCAAGCGTGCGGCATGTTTTTTGATGCTGTCGATGGCGGTTTCGTGCATCACTTGGGTCAACCTGAATTGAATGATGCGGCGTTGATCGCTAAGCGCCGGCCGTTGGGTGATGCCTGGGCATGGTCTCGCAAATCGTCCACTGATGTACATATTTCGCCGCTCGTTGCGGTCACCTTGGCCCATTGGGCTTGTCGTTCAACTGGCGCACCGGCTGAGCCGTCCGTCTACGTGATCTAGGAGGTTCGCCATGTGGTTGTCGTTGTTGCTCACGATCGTCGGTGGTGCGCTTGCCGTCGCTGGTGTGGCACTGGTGTCTGTCCCTGCCGCGTTGATCGTGGGAGGCGTTGGGCTTATTGCCTACGGCCTATTTGTGGATTCGGATGTGTTTGGTAAATGAGTCGTTTGTTTGATCGAATCCGCACGGGTGGCTCTGACCGTTCTCTGCTGCCTGATCCTGAGCTTGTCGCGTTCATGTCGCAGACGTGGGGCGGCACGAAGTCTGAACAAATTTTGCGCACGTACCGCGACTATTCGGCGCTGGGTTACTCGTCAAATTCGGTTGTGTTTTCGTGTGTGCTTGCTCGACTTCAGATGATCGCGCAAGCCGAGTTCAAGTTTCAGGATTTGGCTACGGGCAAACTGTATGACGATCCTGAGCTGGAAATTCTGCGAAACCCGTGGCCAGGTGGCACGACGGGTGACTTGCTGGCTCGCGCGGAACAGCACAACTCGATCTCGGGTAACTTCTTTGTGCGCCGAGAAAATGACACGCTCGTGTGGATGCGGCCCGACTGGGTTGAGATCGTTTCATCGCAGGGCTTGAATGGTCGCCATGATGTGCTGGGCATCTTGTATTCCGAGGGTGGCTTAGGCGAATCTGATGGCACGTTTTACAACGTTGAGGACATTGCGCACTGGGCACCGATCCCTGACCCGCTGGGCCGTCACCGTGGGATGTCGTGGCTAACGCCCGTGTTGCGCGAAGTGAACGCCGATGTGGCAATGACGCGGCACCGGCAAGTGTTTTTCGACAATGCGGCCACGCCTAATCTGATGCTCAAGTATCAGCAGAAGCTGAACAACGAAACGCTCACGTCAATCAAGGAACGTTGGCAGGCGCGTTACGGCGGCCCTGCTGGAGCTGGTGGCACTGTCGTACTTGATGAGGGCGCTGACTTGAGCATCGTTGGGTCAAGTTTTAAAGACATGGATTACGACGCGGTGCAATCGGCCGGCGAGGCGCGTATTGCTTCAGCGGCTGGTGTGCCTGCGATCGTTGCCGGTTTATCTCGCGGCTTGGATGCTGCTACCTACTCCAACTATGAGCAGGCGCTGAAAGCATTTGGCAATGGCACGATGGCGTTCTTGTGGCAGTCGATCTGTTCGGCTTTGACGCCGCTGGTGAATGTGCCTGACGGTTCGCGTTTGTGGTATGACGTGAGCGGTATTCCTGCGCTGCGCGATGGTGAGAATGAGCGCGCGCTCACGATGCAGATTCTTGCCCAGACGGCTTCAACATTGTTGACGGCCGGCTATGAATCGTCGTCAATCGTTGATGCGTTGACCGCTGGCGATATGACTTTGCTGAAGCACACCGGCCTTGTGTCGGTGCAGTTGTACAAGGCAGCCGCTGCCCATGATGCGGCGCAACCGATTGACAAGATTCCTGTTCTTCCGGCCAACGATTTCAGGCCACCAACTTTGCCAGGCGCGTAATGGGGCCAACACACAAGGAGATAACTACATGATGGCTCTGTCGCGCTCTTTCACGACTGACCTTGAGGTTCGCGCCGATGGTGATGGCCGAACCATTCAAGGCATCGTGGTGCCTTACGGTCAGAACGCCAAAGTCTCTGATGGTGGCCCGCACTATCAAGAACGCTTTCAGCGTGGTGCATTCTCCAAGTACTTGAGCGAGAAGCCCGTTGATCGTTTTGCGTTGCGCCTGCTGTCTCAGCATGACGCGCACAAGCCATTGGGCCGCGCCGTTGACATGGTGGAAACGGAAGCGGGCCTGATGGGTTCTTTCCGCGTATCCGATACCGCCTATGGCCGCGACCAGCTCGAGCTGGTGCGCGATGGCGTACTCGGCGCGTTCTCTGTTGGTTTCATGCCCATCAAATCTAAGCGCGACGGCAGCACGACCGTGCGCACCGAGGTCGCACTACGAGAGGTAAGTCTTGTGACATTCCCAGCCTATGAGGGCGCTGTTGTGACTGGCCTGCGCCAGTTGGCTCCCGATGAGCAGATGCTCGCTCAGCAGTTGCTTACCTGCCTTGCTGTTGCCGACGTGAAACTTGACCCGATCATTGACGCGCTCGCGTGTGCCGATGGTGCACTGGACATGGCGCAAGCGGTCGTTTCTCAGATTCTTGGAATGCCTAACCCGAACATGGATGACGAAGAAGCCGAGGGCGGCTACATGGCCGACATGGCTGGCATGGGCGCCGACATGGGCGACATGACGCCGGTTCAAATGTCATCCCAACTCACTTCCTTCGCGCGCCGCCTCGATCAGGCGATCGCTGCGAGGGCCACCACTCCAACCGGAGCCGGTGCCGATGGGCCGCGTATGCACCCAGGTCGGTTAGTTATTGCCCGCAACGTTCTGCGGGCATCACTCATCGAAAGAGGAATAAAATGAGCAAGCGTGTTGAGGAGTTGTCGGCTAACGTCGATGCGCTCCGCACCGAAATGCTCGCGCTGGCCGACATCGAGTCGCCCAGTGACGAGCAGGCAACCCGATCAACTGAGATCGTTGCCGAGTATGACGCGGCCGTGACCAGCTTGGCCACCGCGCGCGAATTAGAGGAGAAGGCGACGGCAATTCGTACCGCCGCTGCTGATCCTGCAAACCGCGAATCAGGCTTCGGCGCTCCCGAGGTCATCATCAAGCGCAGCCCGTTTGAAGGTGTTGAGCCTGGTGTTGTCAACCGTATGGATGCGGCTGAAGTTTCAGCTCGTGCCCTCACGGCGATTGAATCAG